TGGATCTGGAAACAAAAAAGGATACACTCTCGTACAACTTATTGAGACCTCGAATATCTGTGCCCATTTTGTAGAAGAAACTGACGATATGTATTTGGACGTGTTTTCATGCAAGAAGTTTGACATTCCAACGGTTGATGATACTATTCGAAAATACTTTAATCCAAAGTCAATTAAAAAGGTATACCTTGAACGAAAAGCCGAGAATTTTCCAGGCGATGAACCAGGATGGTAAAAAAGTTATCTTTTAGATAAGCCCATTGGAGAGGAGCATCAGCTCTCTCATACTAGAGTTTATTAAGTCAATGAGCTCGATCTTGCGCAGGTTATTGCGCATGGTCACGTCCTCGTGCACTAGCTCGTGGATCTTCTCCTCGGGGGACTCCTCGTGCTCGGTCTGACGCTTATCATCTTCGATAAGCTCAGCCAGCTTTGGTCCCACGATGGCATCTATCGACTTCTCGATAGCATCCTGCTCGTGCTCTGCCTCCTCGGCAGTCGGCGCACCTGGGTGCGGCTTATTGCTATTTTCCTTAAGGTACTCCTTGATTCTGTCCTGCATCAATCGCAGGCGCTTCAGCCCGACCTTTGGGTAGAGACCATACTCGGGCACACCCTCATCAGGGTTGCCAAAATTGATCTCAAAGGTCAGCTTGTAGTGCTCACGGTACGAAAGACCACTGGTCTTGTACGTCTTATCCAGTCTCGCCTTAACGAGATCCATCACTTCCTGAAGATCTTCGATATCAGAATCGAGAGTCTTAAGGGCAGCGGTGAGCTCTGGTATATCGGTGGACTTCATGAGGCCTCGAAGCGTCTCGTGCGTAAACGTAGACATCTTGTTGTTGAAACATCATTTCTTCTAAATTAAAAATCCGTTTTTGTTAACCGTCCTGAGGACCGTCGCATTCTTCTCCGAATATCACTTCGTCGAAATAAAGAAGAAGATACTCTTCAAGTTCATCTTCTTCACCTTCGTAGAATTTCTTTGACAACATTATCAATGTTTTATCATCATCGTAAACGAGGACCCGTTTGGCTCCCGTTTTCGGATGTGTTTCTTCACTAGATTCAATTATCATTTTTCCATAAATTGTATTTGTTAAACAAAATTCGTTTTATGCGGGGCATTTGCCATGAACATCTGAGGCCAGAACACAGTCTCCGCTTGGGCACTGCTTGTAACCTTCGGGGCAAGGATGAATTACTTTTGTCGAAGGATTATCGAATCCTTCAAGAGCGGGCATAACGTAGTTGCATACAACATAACTTGCAACTAGAAATACTAGTGCATGTGTAAGAGCTTGTGTTTTCACAGATGCACCCGCTGGAATCCGAACAAGAACGCCAGGAACTAAGCAAAAGAACAAAGCAGCATAAATAACCCCCTGTAAGAACATTTATTCTAAGACTATACTAATTTCCAAACGTAGTAAGGTCGTAATATATCTTTCCTCCATCCTTCGTAATAAAATGCTCCTTCATATTTTAACTCTGGATGTTCATCTTTAACATGTTCTTTCATCAAATCAATAAATGGCGAATCGGGTTTATCTTCAATATACAGAACAATATGTCCCTGTGTTTCAAGATGTGCTACTGAACGTTTAAAAAGAGGAACCAGAAATTCACTCATAAATTCTTCAACGGATTTCCAGTCTGCCATATTATCGTACTTTTCAAAAGTGTAAAAAGGTGGACTTGTAAATATTAAATCATACTTTCCTACAATTCGAACATCTTGAAACTTTCCTTCTTTAACTCGGTACTTTTTGTGATCTCCTCCACCTAAATCATCTACAATAGCTTTATATGCAGTTTGCATTGACGAATTAGTATCAACACCCAAATACTCGCATCCATACTCAATTGCACATCTCAATCTATCACCCCATCCCGCAGTAGGATCTAACCATTTTTTTGGTTTGAACATTTTTAGAACTATCATTCCAATATCAAATGGATATAACGTACACATTCGAACATTTTTTTGAAGTTCTTGAAGTGACCATTCAGGATGTTCTTTCCAAAGGTCAATAGGTCGTGGATTATCTCCAACACGGCAAGAAAGACGCTGGGTTAGCGAATACTTGTCGGTAAGATCAATTGATTTCCAATTTCTGGATCGGGGAATTATAAGTTTTTTGCCTCGAAAGGTCTCCATTATCTTATTGCGAAGATTCTGGTATTACTGGGACACTTCCAGTTGGAGCGTATGTTGCTTGGCCTGCAGGAATACATTCTTCGCCATTATTTGCACTCTTGTCATGGTTAGGTACAAACCCGTTAGGGCATGTAACTCCGTAGTTCATCATAGTCTCAATATAGCCTTTAATATTTACCCAATAGTACTGCATGACAAAGCTGTTAACAATCACAAATCCTAGTGCATGGACAGCAAGAACAGTTGTACGGCTTCCACGCGACGGGAATGTAAAAAGAACGCCTGGTACAAATGCCGTAAAAAGAACAAGGCTTAATAGAATACTGACGATATCCATTTATTATTATAGTTCATTTTTTTGCGAAGGGCACGAAGAGCATCCTACTTTATCTGAAAGTTGAAGTTTAGACGATACAGAATATCCATAAATTACTGCTCCAAGAACTGCAATAAGAACTGCCCAATACCACATTTATTATGCAGTTCTAGTTTTTTACTCTGATAAAAACGGAATCTTTTTAGTCAAAACAGTGTATAACAGCCCCAATGGGCCGTGTGCAATCCCCCCACGTTAAAAGGTTAGGGTGCTTGTTTAGGAAGTGTCAAAGCTCAAACTTCTAAAAAATGAATGACGTTCATGGTTTATCTTCAGCTCTCTGTGTGAGAGGGAGAAGGGTTTTTAACTTTAACCTAACTTACTTCTAAAGATAAATGGGCATTCCTTTTTACTTTGTAAGCCTTATTCGATCTCATCGTGGAATCACAAAGACAGTTGAAAAACTTGAAGTCGATGTTGTTGGATTTGATTTTAATTGTTTGATTCATCGTTACTTGAAAGATGAGGATCCAATTCAGTCAGTCATTAAAGCAATAGCATACATTCTTGATAATATAATTATTACCAAGAAAGTCATAATTGCTCTAGATGGAGTAGTTCCTTATGCAAAAATAGTCCAGCAACGCTACCGTCGCATGCGATCCAAAGAAGAGGGAGTTTTTGACCGTAATCAAATTTCGCCTGAAACAGCTTATATGCGCGAACTTGAAACTGCTGTAGCCTCTAGGTTTCCATCGGCTATTCTCAGCAGAACGAGCGAAGCAGGCGAAGGAGAACATAAATTGATGAATGAACTTCGTAAAATTAAACCCGCCGATCGTAAAAGTATTTGTATTTACGGTCTTGACGCTGATTTGATTCTTATTTGTTTGCAGAACAAAGGTCTTTCACAACCTGGAAAATTCTGCCTTCTTCGTGAATCGGCTGAATTCAATGATCCAAGTCTCAAATCTGCAGAGTTTGCTTCTCTGGATATTTGGGGTCTTTCATCTCAACTTCCTCTTCCAATCGACCAATATATGGCTCTTTCAATTTTGTGCTTTGGAAACGATTTCATGCCTAACCTAGGAATATTTTCTTTGCGTGAAGAAGGTTACGAGCGTGCTCTTGATTTTTATATAAAGTGTGGAAAGCCAAACCTTTTAACGGCAGATGGAAGAAACATTTTCTTAAAATACTGTGCTTCAAAAGAAATACAAATTCTTCGTGAACGTATTAGTAAACGTAACAGACCTGAAGAAAAAACTGTAATAGGAAAAGTTGATTCTCTAGTTTCACGAAAGTATGGACTTCATATTTTGGACGGAGTTTTGAATACTCGGAAAGTGGTAGAAGCTTTCTGGAAAACATTTCACTGGACAATGTTCTATTTCAAAGACAATGCTCCTATAAATTGGCACTGGTACTATCCTTACTCAGACGCCCCTCTAATCTCAGATATTGTATTATATCCTGAGACTAGTGTTGAAAAAGGCCGATTGAATTTTACTGTTGCAGATCAGTTGCATTTTATAATGCCTGGAGCTTCTTTGCGCCGAACAAGACGCAAGGTAAAATACGAAGATGAAATACATGATGAAACTAGAAATCCGTGGTTGAAAAGACACGATTGGGAAATGAAACCACGTATTTCTCTTCCTTGGAATCCTACCTGCCAATTGACTTCAGTTGCTTTGATATAAATGATACTCTAACATGTGTTGGTATTTTAGTAGATATTTGAACTTGATGACCTGTAAAGTAGTTCTGACGCATTGGGACATGAATGATTGGTGTCAAGATATCTTCTTCAGGGATAACTATATCTAGGCGTCCAGTATCTCGAGGATTCCAATATTCATTATTAATTTTTTGAAGTTCTTTTGCAGAATGTTTCATTATAAATCCTTCGCCAGATTGCTCGATTGACCAATTTCTGATAAGATAATTCATATAACTATTTCTATAAGATGCTCCACTAGTTACAGCTGTATTTCTTTTAAAAGTTTCAATACATTCTGCAACTGTAGCAATTCTAGGTTTATCGATTCGAGTATTTACACTATTGTGTGCTCTTACCACAAACAGAAAAAATTCACGTCGACTTAGGTACCAAGATGGATTAGTACTTTTGTAGGAATTAAATATTCTCTGAAAATGTTGTTTGCAATCTGGACATGTTATTGTATCAGAAAATAACTCCATAAACTTTTTGAGTATTTCCATATCTGCGTAAGAAGGTCTTTCTGGATAAATAAGTGAAATTGAATGAAGAGTCATCCATCCAAGAGGTCCCCAAATTTTGGTAGCCATTTCCAGTTATTTATGAGTCGGAAATGAATCCTGCCAACATTGCTCCAGCAAGCATTTCACGTTTAATACGGGATGGCGTTGACTCATTTTTCAGAAGATTATGTTTTGTTATCAAAGAAGTTACTTGTTTATCGGACATTCGAGAAACTCGCTTCTTGATTGTTTTCTGACGACGTTTTTCACCAAGAGGTGTGAATATACGTATAGTATGCTTACGCATTGATTTTTTCAATGGCGGAGATTTGGCAGGATCAGCAACTGGAATAATTTTGGCAGTACTTCGTTTTATTACACCTCTTGGGAACGTTTTCATTGTTTTGGCGTGTTTACCAGCTTTCTGCTTTTCAACAACTTTTGGAGGTTCAGAAACTTGATCGAGCTTGACGATTTTTATCTTGTCCATTCTTATTAGAAAACGAATAAATGTATTTAGTCGTACATTCCCTCAAATAGATACTATGGATTGGAAAGCCGTTTCCTCGTATTTTAAGAAAGATGGAGTTTCTAAACTAGTAGACCATCAAATAGAATCATTTGAAGATTTCATTAATAATAAAATTCCACTGATCGTATGTTCTACAACCCCAATTGTAGTTTGGCATGAACAGGATGAAACTACTAAGAAATACAAATATGAGTTTCGCCTATCTTTTGAAAATGTTACATATATGAAACCTCGTATTCAAGAAGCTACGGGACGTATTAAACCAATGTTTCCTCAAGATGCGCGTACTAGAAACTTTACATATAACGCTCAAATGTTCTCAGATATTCGATTTATTGCACGAACTTATAAAGCACCTACATTCAAAGAATTTGATGAAGAAGTTAAAGTGTTTGAGGGAGTTTCTCTAGGTAAGATTCCAGTTATGCTTGGATCTTCTTTATGCATAATGAAGGACTTTCCTCTTTCAAAGCAAGAAATGGGCGAATGTCCATATGACCCTTTCGGATACTTCTTGATTCATGGAAGTGAAAGAACCATCTTGAGCCAAGAGAAAGTTGCAGATAACCAGATTATGATTTTCCATACCAAAAAGATGACTAAGTACGCCTTTTCTGCAGAAATGAAGTCTTTGCATGAATCATTCACTACTCCTCCAAAGAAAGTGGAAGTTCGTATAATGACAAAATTTAACGGTCTTGGATACCCTTTATCAGTCTGTATCCCGAGATTTGCTGAAGATATTCCTCTTGTAGTAATTTTCAGAGCTCTCGGAATTGATAATGACCGCGATATTGCAAAACTTATTTGGGGAAGTGAAGATCATCCATATGTAGAGAAGTTGGTTGCATCATTCAAGGAGTGCGCAGATGCTAAAATCTACTCGCGTGAAGAAGCAATAACCTTTCTCACTCATCGATTCCAATACTCGACAACTCTTGAAGATAAATCTGCATATGCTCGAACTCTTCTTGATACTGAATTCCTTCCTCATGTAAAGTTCGGAGGAGAAGTTATTTCTCAGAAAACTTTTGAGGCCCGTAAAATTGTTCTACTGTGTTCAATTATTCGACGACTAATTTTAACTGAAATGGGAATTATGGAAATAGATGATCGCGATTCGTATCCGAATAAACGGGTAGTTAGTACAGGAGCACTTTTGACCCACTTATTTCGCCAATTGTTCCAGAAAGTTGGAAAAGATATTCGAAGCAAGTTTGTACATGAAGTTAATAACGATAATTGGAAGAAGAAAGAACGACCTCTTGATGTTTTGAATGTAAACAATCTCTACAAGATTTTGAAAGTTTCAACAATTGAAGGTAAATTAAAACAGGCTCTGGCTACTGGTAATTTTGCAGTACAGGGACTTGGAACAACATCTTCTGCAAGTAATGCTACGAAAGTTGGTGTTTCACAAGTTCTGAACCGTCTATCGTATTCTGCAACAATCAGCCACTTGCGCCGAATTCAGACTCCTGTTGAAAAATCAGGAAAGCTTTTGGCTCCTCGTAAACTTCACGGAACTTCGTGGGGATTTATGTGTCCCGTAGAAACTCCAGAAGGTCATTCAGTAGGTATTGTAAAATCATTATCCATGTTGACCGCTGTAACCCAGCATATTCCGTCAATAACAATTATATCGTTTCTGAAAGAACTAGATGGAATTTACTGGATAAGCGATCATCGTCCCTTTTCAGATACAGGAATTGTTGTGAATGGAGTAATTGTTGGATTTACAAAAACACCTCTGCAAATTTATCAGAAACTTAAACAGGCCAAATATTCCATTAGATTTCATCCGTATACGGGAGTTTGTTGGAAGATTGAATCAAATATAATAAATATCGATACTGATGGAGGACGAGTTGTTAGACCTGTCTTTCGAGTAATTGATGGACGCATTCCAGATATTCCTGCAAGTGATAATTGGATTGATTGGGTGAAAACATGCATTGAATATATTGATCCGATTGAAAGCGAAACTGCAATGATTTCTATGTTTCCACGAGATGTAACTACAAAACATACACATTGCGAAATTCATCCTACAATGATTCTGGGTCATATGGCTTCAAGCATTCCTTTCTCTGATCATAATCAGTCTCCTCGTAACACTTACCAATCTGCGATGGGAAAACAGGCTATGGGAATTTATGCTCGCAATTATGCACAGAGACTTGATAAGAATGGTTACATCCTGTGTACACCAATGAGACCTCTTGTAGAAACTCGAATGATGAATATTCTCAACACTCACGAAATGCCTTCTGGAGATAATGTTATTGTTGCAATTGGAATTTATTCAGGATATAATCAAGAAGATTCAGTTATAATTAATCGTGCAGCAATTGACCGAGGTTTATTCAGAACACTGTATTATACAATTTACAAAGATGAAGAGCACCGAAACGTTTCTTCAGGAAAGGAAGAGAAGTTCGTAAAACCCAAGCGTGAAAATACGAGAGGATTCAAGAACAATGCTTATAACTCAATAAATGCATCAGGTGCTCCTATTATGAATTCGTACATTCGCGAAAACGATGTTGTTATCGGAAAAGTTTCTAACATAAAAAGCGATTCGGGAGGTTACCCTTTCAGAGATTCTTCAACCGTTCATCGCAATAGCGAAGTGTGCCGAGTCGATGGAGTTTGGAACGATAAAAACTCAGACGGGTACCCTTTCATTAAAGTTCGTGTTGTTTCTGAACGCGTTCCTGAAATTGGAGATAAAGTTTCATCGAGACACGGACAGAAAGGTACGTGCGGAATTATTCTGAACGAAGAAGATATGCCTTACACTTCATCTGGTTTGAGACCCGATATCATCATGAACCCTCATGCTGTACCTTCTCGAATGACGATTGCTCAACTTATGGAAACTCTGATGGGAAAAGTCTGTGTCATAAAAGGAACGTTCGGAGACGGAACTCCTTATTCGCATTTAAGTCTTAAAACTGTAAGCGAGCAACTTTCAGAACTTGGAATGAATCCTCACGGAAATGAGATCATGTACAATGGCCAAACTGGAGAAATGATGGATGCAGAAATATTTATGGGACCTGCGTTTTATCAGCGCCTCAAGCATATGGTTATTGACAAGAAGCATTACCGTTCTCGCGGACCTATTGTAAGCTTGACGCGTCAACCTTGCGAGGGGCGTAGCAGAGATGGTGGTCTTCGTGTAGGCGAAATGGAACGTGATTGCATGATTTCTCACGGAGCTTCGATATTTACTAAAGAACGCTTAATGGACGTTTCTGATCCATTCAGTACTGGAATATGTAAGGGTTGTGGTACTATTGCTGTAGTAAATATTAAAGAGAACGTGTATTCGTGCGGGAACTGTGGCATTGAAACAGAATTTGAATGGAAGACAATTCCATATGCAGTAAAGCTTTGGTCTCAGGAACTTGAGGCTATGCATATCGTGCCTCGCATGGTATTTGAATAGTAAATTGTGATTGTTAGTGATAATGGAGACTTATAAATATTTTATGGAATTTATGGGCACCACAGTTCTTATTTACGCTCTTCTTGTAAGTGATGGAAATCCCATAATTATGGCATTAGCTTATTTTGGAATATACACTATTCACCGAACATCGACGGGACATTTTAGTCCTATTGGAGCTACAGCCTATTACATGATTGGTCGCACAAACATGAAAGATCTTCTGATGAATATCAGCGTACAACTTTTTGCATTGAATTGTGCAGTTATTTTCTTCAAACCGCTAAAGACTTTAATGCAAGAGTTCTTTTAATTACAATAAAATGAGCCTGTTTCTCTACGTAATTAATCCTGAACTTCGTGCCATGTTTGCATCCCATATTCAGGGCCGTCGTCCAACCGATTCTGGCGTTGATTTGCTTTGCCCTCCAATGACTCTCGATTTTTCAAACTCTAAACTTGCAGCCGAAATTCGTACTGGCGTTGTGGCCGCCGCAGTTGATATGCAGGGTAACCCTGTACCTTATCTCTTGCTTGCTCGTTCTTCTACTAGCATGACTCCTCTGCGTATGTCAAACCAAATTGGTCTAGCGGATGAGGGGTATCGCGGTGAACTGTTTGCACGCGTAGATTGTGTAGATCCTGCAGTGAATTCGTTTGAAATCGCTCCAGGTCGTCGTTTGTTTCAGATTGTTCAGCACAATTGGCTTCCGTTCAATAATGTTATTCTGGTAAATGAAGCCTCTCAGCTTCCAGAAGCTCGCGATAATCGTGGAGGCGGTGGTCTAGGCTCCTCTGGAAATTAATAACGTTTAATAATAATGTCGGGAGCACCTTTACCAGCTTCATTACTTGCGTTTCCTCCAGTTCCAACTGCTAAAGTTGAGCCACCACCAATGGCTGAATCGTTTGCTTTTCCACAAGCTCCTGTAGGATTCGGAGAATCTTCATTCATGCTTGAAGTGAAAAGTCTAATTGCTAGATTTCAGCGCGCAAATAAACCTAATCAAGCCTATCTTTTTTTTAACGGATTCTGTTCTGAAGCATATAAAGAAGCAGGATTAGGCGAAGTATTTGGTGCGAAACTATATTGGCTTAAAGGTGAAAGAGAAAAGTGGCAAACATTTATCACAGGAATTCCAGTTAAAATGAAAGAGAAAGTTGATGGAGATCCTGCTAATACATATTATTGGATAAAATCTTCAATGGAAATATTTGAAGATAAGGTAATTAATTCTGTAAAAACAAAATTTGCCGATCAATCTTTTCCAAATAAATTCTTTACTGATTTACTGAGATCTTACCAGGCCGTCAATGGGAAACTGCTTATGGTTGGCGTTGGCAGAAAACGTCGCAAGACTCGCAAGGTACGGAAGACGAAGCGTCATACCAAATTGCGAATCAAGAAGAGACTTATTGCATCGTGAACTATTGCCACCCAGTAAGAGTTATATGGTGAAACGCCAAATGCAAAAATTAGCACAACAAACATAACAACTGACCGCAGAACAGTGTTTAGTAAAAGATTCTGGAAAGGAAATTTAAAGATCTCCATTTAATAATGGACAAAAAGATTATTCAGTTTGTCTTTGGAGTTCTGAATCAAGTTAAGCTGTATCATTGGGCTACCAGAGGGTATTCCGTTCATAAAGCTCTTGACGACTTGCATACGAATCTAGCAACAAATATTGATAAACTTGTGGAAGTCTATTTGGGAACAGATAAACCTGTTGGAAAATTTAGTGTAAGCACTTCTTCCGATAGTAATACGGAACATATTGTTGCATTTTTGAAAGAAGCACGACGTGGGTTTTTGAAAGTGAGAGTTGCCGTAAAACAGTCACAATTGCAAAATATCGTTGACGAAATTACCGCTGATATCGATCAGACTCTCTATCTGTTGCGTTTGTCATAAACACAGCGCGGTCGACTTTGTCTGAAATATTTTTTTCTGGCAGTATATCATAAACACAAATGGGCGGTGGTCTTATGCAGCTTGTATCGTATGGTGCGCAGGATATCTATATCTCGGGCAACCCCCAGATCACGTTCTGGAAGATTCTTTACAAGCGCCACACGAACTTTGCCGTAGAGTCGATTGAGGTAACGTTCAACGGCCAGGCCGACTTTAACAAGCGTGTAACGGCTGTCATCAACCGTAACGCTGATCTCATGTACAAGACGTACATTCAGGTTGTACTTCCCCAGATTGATCTTACGGCAACGTCGGGCACGTTCGGTAGCCAAATCACCACCCCTGGCGGTGGTTTCCGCTGGCTCAGCTACATTGGTCACCGCCTCATCAAGCAGGTCGAGCTTGAAATCGGTGGTCAGCGCATTGACCGCCAGTATGGTGACTGGATGCAGATCTGGACGCAGCTCGCCACGGATGCGGGTAACGTCAAGGTACTTGACTCGATCGTCGGTAACACGCACGACCTTGTGCTCATGAAGCGTGGTACGGGTATTAATCTTGATGCCACGTGCGCGTCGTCGGAGACGACGATCTCATGCGTCCCTCGCAAGGGTACGCCCGCCAAGACGCTCTACATTCCTCTCCAGTTCTGGTTCTGCCGCAACCCTGGTGTCTCCATCCCTCTCATTGCCCTCCAGTACCACGAGGTCCGCATCAACGTCGACTTTGAGACGTGGCAGAACTGCCAGTACGCCGAGTCGATTGTTGGTTCGCCTGTTGCAGCGAGTGCCCAGTCGCTTGCGGCCGCGTCGATCTATGTTGACTACGTCTACCTCGATACGGAGGAGCGCCGCCGTTTCGCCCAACAGAGCCACGAGTACCTGATTGAGCAGGTCCAGTACACGGGTGCCGAGTCGATCACGTCTTCGTCGAACAAGATCCAGCTCAACTTTAACCACCCCGTTAAGGAGCTTCTCTGGGTCGTCCAGCGTGACTCGTTCGTTGACTGCTCGGTCAACTCGTGGGTTGCATCGGTTGGTGGTGCTCAGCCCTTCAACTACTCGGATGACTTCTCGACGGAAGGTATCATCATGTCGCTCCTATCGCAGGCCTCGAACGTTGCAGTTGCGGGTGCCACGCTCGGCCAGACGCAGGCCATCACGAACCCTCTTGGCCAGGGCCCAACGGAGTCCACGACGATGATTGGTGCCGATTCGTACGACTCGACGGGTGCTCTCGAGTTCGACTCGGGTGTCAACTACCTCCTCGCCAAGGTTATCCTCGACTCGGATGTCCGCTGCGAGGGCAAGAACCCTGTGGAGGTCTGCAAACTCCAGCTCAACGGCCAGGACCGTTTCACGGAGCGTGAGGGTTCGTACTTCGACAAGGTCCAGCCTTACCAGCACCACAGCCGTTCGCCTTCTACGGGTATCAACGTTTACTCGTTCGCCCTCCGCCCCGAGGAGCACCAGCCTTCTGGCACGTGCAACTTCTCGCGTATCGACAAGGCGACGCTCCAGCTCACGGTTTCGCTCAACACGGTTACGGGCTCGCGCACGGCGCAGGTCCGCGTGTATGCGCTCAACTACAACGTGCTCCGCGTCATGAGCGGTATGGGTGGTCTTGCGTACAGCAATTAGACGTTTACTTTATGGATCTTTGTACAATTTTCAATCAAAACTCAAGAAAAAACACAATTGAGATTACGAATGTAACTTCAACTGTGTTTATAATATAAATGTACAAATCATGGGAAAAACCTTTTCTAAAATATGATCGTCCTGAAAGAGCTATTGGACGGTACTACAATATGAATCCTTCAGTAAGATGGCTAAACTTTATTCCTTTAGATGACAATAAACCGATAAAATATCTTGAAATTGGTGTGGCCGACGGAATACATGTTATTCATATTTCTAAAAGCTATTGCAAACATCCTCAATCAAAAATTTATTGTGTCGATCCGTGGGAAGATTACGATGACTATCCTGAATATAAAGGTCTTCAAGATGTAGCGTGGAAAACGTTTAATACTAATATTAGTGCTTATAATCTTCATGATAAATGTATAATTAAAAAAGGATTTTCTCAAGACATAGTTCCGACATTTGAAAATAATTTTTTTGATATTATTTATGTGGATGGAAATCATGAAACAGAATTTGTTTACAAAGACGGGTGTATGGCTTTTGAAAAGGTAAAAAAAGGTGGGTTTATAGTGTTTGACGACTATATATTAGCATGGCCTCAGACAATACTTGGTATTAATAAATTTTTGGAAGAATACAAAAATAAAATAAAGATTATTCGTATCGATATAAAGTTTCAACAAGTTATTATTTCTAAATTATAAATGAAGTTAGTGTATTTTACTGTAGGGTTTAATTCTAATTACATGAAACTTCTTTATCTTGCAATCAAATCATTACGTAAACGCAATACAGTTGACGTAATGGTTATTTGCGACGAATCTCTTGTTGAAGAATGTTCTAATTATCTAAAAGAATTTTCAAACATAACTATTGTTTCTTGTGAAAATTCTACAAATGCACCTAATTCTTCAATGAAAAAGCTTGAAATTTTTAAGTATGATTTATCAAAGTATTCAAAAATTTTATTTGTGGATTCCGATATTTTGGTAGGAAGAACACTTGATTACTTTTTTGACGGAATAACTGAAGATAAAATTTATGCTGGCGATGAAACACCCTATACTTACATCAATTTGCATAAATTAAAGTTTCATTCCTTTTTAAATTACACCGATGAGCAATTATTATTCTTTGAAAAAAATAAAATCAAACCTTTTAACTGTGGTTTATTTGGATTTATGAATAATTCTGTTATGAAACAACATTTTGATAACATTCTTGAAATGGTAAGAACGCACACAGGTCATTTTTATTACGAGCAATCGTTTATGAATGTGTATTTTAATTTGAGAAATTTAGCAGATACTCGGATGATAAATAAGTATAATTATAAACTCGGTTTTACAGACGAAGAAATTTTATGTCTACATTTACCCTGGAGAAAAAAGGATCATAAAAATAAAATAGTTCATTTTGCCTACTGCAATGGATTTTCACAAAAATATAAAGGAATGATTAAATTTTGGAATTTATTTGTAGAATAGGTTAATGTATTCTCTTAGACAATGGCAAATAATTGAAAAGAATCCACATGAATTTATTATAAACGCTTCCGAAACTAACGGTTCAGATTCAGAAGTACCTTTTCCAATAGGGTTCTGTTTTTACTGGCACAACTTTTCTAAAACATCTCTTGTAAAAGATCATTCAGAAACAGTTCTTTTTGCAGTGAATACTACAACTGATCGAAGAAGACGATCTCATCTTCCTGTAAACAGATATGCTATTTCGTATAACCTTGAAAAGAATGGTATTAAAAATATAACTCTTGACAGTTCTGATTATTTCAGAGAAATTGGAAAGTACAAGTTTGTTATTTCTCCTGAAGGTAATGGCGTTGATTGTCATCGTCACTATGAAGCTTTGATGTTTGGATGCATTCCAATTGTAGAAAGAAATGCACATATAGAAGAGAAGTATAAAGGATGTCCGATTCTGTGGACTACGGATTATTCTGAAATTACAGTTCCCTATTTAGAAAAAGTTTATTCAGAAATGATAGATAAAGTATACGACTTTTCAAGATTGTTTTTAACATATTATACTCCAGAAATTCAAAAACAAATTAGAGAAAACTCTGAGTTCTGGAAACCCAAAACTAAAAGTATCTCCAGAGTTATAAATGGAAGGTGGACGAAAAAGAACCCGTAAAGTGCAAAAGTACGGAAGTCGTGCAAAAGTAATGCACGGAGGTGCTGAAAAGACTACGGGAGGTCTTACAAAAGATGATCTGATGTACAATGGAAAGGGTCGTATTGTTTCTAAGAAACGTCACGCGACGATGAAACAACGCCATTCAACTTACGGAGGAGATGAGGAAGTAGAACAATAATGGAAGGAGACTTTTCTAATTTAGGGTACACGCCTCAGCAAAAACACGATCTCGGGTGGGGTTATTACATAATGGATTCTGTTCCTGGTTCATGGGATGTTCTGAGACACCCTGATATTTCTCAGAATACTATTTTTGCATGTTTTTCTCATCCTGATACATACATTGAATATACTATAAATGAAGTAGTATTTCACTTGAACGAGTATACTATAGGATTTGTAATGCGAACTATGGAAACTATTGCAAAACATGGTTGGGATAAATATAAACACGAACGTGAAATAACTTTTATGAAGCCAAATTAAACTTAAACGAATTTAACTACATTGGAAAAATGCCAGAGTACACTGTTGAAGCAAAAACTGTTCAAACGGGAGCCGTTCGGACTTTGACTGAAGCTCTCAAATGTATCCTGGTAGAGATGAGCCTTATTTTTGATGCCGACGGGATCAGAATGGTGGCCATGGATAATACGCGCACAGTTCTTGTCCATATGCGTTTGTATGCGGACAAGTTTGAAAAGTATTCTTACAACTATACATCTCCCAAGTTTGTGATTGGCGTAAATACCGATCATTTGTATCGAATCATTCGTACCGCTACGAATGACGACACGATAACTTTTTATGTCGAAACTAGCGATCCCAATACTCTTGGTATTTTGCTAGAAGACGGCGAGAAGAAGCAAGTAACTCGTTACAAGCTTAACTTGCTAGATCGCGATGAGCCAGATATTAATCTTCCTGAAACCGAGTTTGCTGCTCATATCACGATGCCTTCTGTAGATTTCCAAAAAATTTGTCGCGATATGACTTTGCTCGGTTCAAAGACTGTTGAAATCAAAAACGTTGGGTCGACTCTGACATTTGGATGTAAGGGACACTTTGCGTCTCGTACTACGGTTATGGGAGATTCAGAGAACGAGTTCAGTATTCAGAAGAAAGAATCAACTGAAATTGTCAGCGGGAACTTTTCGCTTCCTCATTTGGTTCTTTTCACCAAGTGCACCAATCTCTGCAACAATCTAGAAATCCATATGAAGAACGACTGGTTTCTGATGATTCGCTATGTGGTTGCGAATCTGGGCTCGATTCAGCTTTGTCTGATGCCTTGTTCGACGTAAACTATAGAATTTACAATTAACATATGAGATTAACTAAATGAAAATATTTTTAACAGGAACTACAGGATATGTTGGGAAACATCTTCTGCGGTACCTTATTATTGCAAAGTTTAATGTTACTGTGTGTATACGCTCAAAAAAAGGGTTGAGTGGAAAACAGAGATTTGAAGATGAAATAGCATCAAACCTTCTTTTTCGAGATTTATCGACTGCGAGTGTAAGAGTTATAGAAAAAGATGTGAATGATCTAGTTCAAAAAGATTTATTGGAGTGCGATACTGTTATACATTGTGCTGCAAATGTAAAATTCACTTCTTCAATGGAAGAGTTGATGCTAGAAAACGTGTTTGCTCTTCAGAGAATATATGGGCTAAGCTCTGAAAAAAGATTCGTATATATTTCAACATGCTACGTTCATCCTAAAAAAGCAAGGATTCGTAAAGCTGAAAAAATAGAATCAGGCCTTGTTCCTTCTGATTTTATATGTGATTACGCCTATACAAAGTACCTTGCCGAAGAGTTTCTCTATTCTCAGAAAAAAGATATTGACATACTTCGGTTATCTTGTGTAGGGGCACCTCTTGAAAAATTACCACCAATGCGAGGAGGAGCACATCTTTCTATAATTGAAGCTATCTTACGCTCAAGCATTCCAGAAGTATGGGTTCCACCTAATTTACTATTTAGTGTAGTCCCCGTAGATATTGTTTGCCGCGAAATAATAAATACGCTTCATGAACCTGGAAAAAAAATAAAACAGATATGTGCGTCTTCTACAAGTAAAACATATAATGTTTCATTCAAAAATTTTATTAGTTCAGAAATGATGAGTCTTTCAAATATTTATGTCGATATTTCATTGGAAAAATTCAAAGACATTATTGCAAAAAAGTACTGGTTATTTCCCTCTACATACAAAAAAATTGTAGATATAAATAAGACTATTTCATTTGTTTCAGACAATATATCTTTTGAATCCGATGTTAATATCCCAGAAATAGGAGCTGAAAAATATGAAAATATAACTTTGAATTATATAAAACTTCTTATTCTTATGAAACCAAATAAACTAACTGTACAAAAATTTTTTTATCAAATGTTAAATCCAATTTTTCTATAAAAATAATTTATTAACGTAGATGTAATTTCTAATGTTAAACATATAACTGTTATCGTTTCTGCAACCATGAAATGAATTGTCCAATCTTGAGGATTCAGTGTTGTAAAAGCTGTAATTAATTTGTAAAATGGAGATTCATTTTTTGTAAGACTATATTCTGCTAAAATTACAACACAAACTTTCAAAAATATATGCTGAATCCAAATTATAAAAATAAAAACAAACACAACACACTGTAACCAGAAAGCTGGATAGAGTGTGTGAGAAATGATTATCATAAATATAAGAGATACACATATAGTTATATGACATACTCCCAGGATGTATCCAAGAGGTTCACCTTCATTGGTTAGCCAGCTGTATAAAAAAGTCACTAACCTACGTATTTTTTCTTCAAAAGATCTTATTGTATTTTCTATAATCATTT